CTCAATCACTCGGATTTGAAGAAATCGTGGCCGGCGCTTCAGCTGACCAGCCTTCAGTTCGAATTAACTTCCAGTCTTAATAACCAGCAAACTTGGGGGAGCTTCGGCTTCCCCAGGTTTTTACTAATTTACTTATGGCAAACTTAGTTACATTACAGGATTATAAAGATACAGAGGGAATCGCAAGTTCTAAAGAGGACGTCAGGATTCAATCTCTTCTTGTTTCTGTGAGTCAATTAGTAAAAACCTATTGTGGAAATAGTTTTGTTGACTTTTATTCAAACAACAAAATTGAAGATTTTGATATTTATTGGGATACTCCAGCGGTACAGCTAACGGAGTGCCCTGTTAATAGTATTATTACTGTTCAAGAAAGAGACGGATATGATCAATCGTATACTACACTTACTACAGGAGCGTATGAATACTATTTTGATACGCGTACCGACAGCATTGTTAGAACTAATGAGTCTGGCAAGCGTCTTAATTGGAAGCACGGTGTTGGTGCCGTAAGAGTTACCTATCGTGCAGGGTATTCTGCTACGCCTGATGATTTAAAATTAGCAGTATTTGATTTAATTACTTATTATTTACGAGACGAACATAAAGAAAGAAGAACTCTTGGTGGAGCAAGTATTCAGAATCAATCTTCTACAAGTCAAAGAAACAATGTCGCTTTTCCGGACCACATTAAGCGAGTATTAGACTTGTATAAGATTTACTAATGTCTAGATTTCCTAAAACTTTAGAAGGACTGGCTTCTGCTTACGGAAGAGTAGCGAATGAGTTAAATACTAGACAACTTCGTGAACTTTTACAAAAACAGACTTGGATACGTACTACGGTAAAATTAGACGGAGACTATAAAAAAGCTTTTGATGCCTTAGCAGATAAAGTAGAGGATATATTAGCTACTGGTTCAAATAGAGTTAATTTAGGATCAAAAGGTCAGTTTCCTTTGGATCTTGAAGGACCTGATCCTAGAGCTGAAAATGCTGTTTTTACAAAAAGTAATATTGAAAGTGTTTTTGGTTCTATGGATCCAGATACAAAACCAGACTCTAATGCTAGCTTTAATACTTTAAATAGATTTTTTAGAAAACTCTTTCCTGATTTAAGAAATAATTATGATTTAGCTCATACTAATATAAGTGTTCTAAGAGCACAAATAGCACTTCATAGAGCTTTAACTAAAGATATGCCGGCAGTATCTGCTGCAGCAAATTATATGCAGGCAGTTATTACTCGTATAGACGACTTGTCTAAAGAGATTGGTGCAAAAGGAGTGAGTTTAAAAGATGTTTATGCAGCAACAACAGCTGGTATAAATCAAAATAGAGAGCTTGAAGTTAAACTGATAAAAGACTTTAATGAAGCTGCAGGAAAACTGAATATGACTATTGAGGCGCAATATCAGCCTGCTACGTATAATAGGTCGTTAGGAGGGTTAGCTACAAATGTAATAAAAGATTTTAAAAATTTTAGAAAGCTTCAAGAGAACTCATTTACAGAAGCTTTTGAACGAGTAACAGACATTAGTGTTTTAAGGGGTTCTCCTGAACCTCCTGAGAAAATAGAGTCAATGGTTGCAAAAAGAATCGCTAAAGGATCTGCCACAATAGACGGTAGAAATCCAAAACCTTTGACAAAAACTAAAAGTACGAGAAAATCAAAACCCAGAATACTAAAAGGATTAAATACAAAAGCTGGAGCAAAAATAAAAAATAGAGGGAGGATTACGAGAAAGCCAGAAAATAAATTTCCAGATCCAGGCCCTATGAGACAACCCCGTAATCCTAAGGTTGCAGGAATTTCATTGCAGGTTTTATTACAACAAAGAGTTTTTGCAATGCTACAAAAGAATATGATACCACCAAGATTGGTATATAGGACTGGTACACTGGCTGCAAGTGTTAATATTACTCATGTAGGTCCTCCAGTGGGTAGAAATAAAAGACCTATTATAAATTATACTTATCAAAAATTTCCTTATGCTACCTTTGCTAAGGGAGGACAGGGTTATAATATTGATCCTCGAAGAGATGTTGATAAATTGATTCAAATGAGTATAAGAGATGCAGCTAGAGGGTTGGTCGAAGGTAAATTTGCAGACTATGCAAGAATTATACCCGATGGGACACGAGGATGACATCACCAAGAACTTATACTTCTCGTAGAGCTAATATTATTGCTGCACTTACTGATAAGCTAAAGAATATCAACGGGGCAGGACAATTTTTAACAGATCTACAAAATAATGTTCATCCCAGACTTAAGTTCTGGGATGAAGTAGTTGACTTTCCGGCAATTCATTTAAATGCAGGAGCAGAGTCAAGACTTTATCAGGGCGGCGGATATAAAGACCGTTTTTTAAATGTAACTGTTAGATGCTATGTAAATGACGAAGACGATGCACAAGAACAGTTAAACTTGTTAATGGAAGATGTAGAAACAGTTTTAGAAGAGAATAATCGTTTACCATATGTAGATGCTCAGAATAAACCTTTTACTACGCAACAAATCACTATTCTCAGTATTGATACTGATGAAGGTGTACTTGAGCCTTTAGGAGTAGGAGAACTACAAGTAGAGGTTCGATATTAGAAAATACTGGCACGAACAGACGTTCACGTCCAAGTCTTTTCAAGATTCATAGGAGAAAACTATGGCAATTGGAACACCCAATAAACTATTTTTTAGTCGTGATACTAAAATGTTTGTTAAAGTTGGAACCTTTTTTTGGGAAATTCCTGTGTTGGACGGATTTAGTTTCAGCCAAGGAAATAATACCACAGAGGTAACTCTAAACGAAGCACAAGACTCAAGCGGAAATAGTAAACGAGCTCGTCAACTATTTAATGACTCTCTTGCGCCTGCTGAGTTTAGTTTTAGTACTTACATGAGACCTTTTAAAAGTGCTGCAGGTTCAGCATTAAACACTAATCAAGCAGCAGATGATCAAACCCACCACCATGCTGTAGAAGAAGTACTGTGGGCAATGATGACTACAGACGATCATGGTTATACCCAAGGTACTAATGATTTTGTTTTTGATACTTTTACAAAAACTGCTAGCCAAGTTGATATTGCCTTTAGCGAATCAAATAAGCCTGCTCTTCAGGAATTTGAACTCTACTTTCAATTGGGAGGGGTTCCTACAGCAGCAACAGACGGTGTAGTTGTTTATAAATTAACAAAAGCCGTAATTAATGAAGCGAGTATTGATTTTGATATCGATGGTCTTGCTACAATTAATTGGTCTGGGTTTGCACAGACGATTGACCAGCATGCAACTCATCCAGCAAATCAAGCTGCTGCTATTGGGGCAAGTATAGTAGATGAAGCAGTAATAGCCACAAATAACTATATTAGAAATCGAGCATCAAGTATTTCTTTATTTTCTAAAGCAGGAACAGCTACACGAACAGCTTTTGCGGGAGGAAATAATACTGGAACAAGTAATGCGGGACAATATGGTTTAACACTTACTGGTGGAAATATTACAATAAGTAATAATATTACTTTCTTAACTCCAGAAACTATTGGATCTGTAAACGTACCATTTGCTCACGTTACTGGTGCTAGGTCTGTATCAGGTACTTTGAATTGTTATCTAGGCTTAGATACTACCAATGCAGGTACAAATATAGGAACATCTACAGACTTTTTCCTAGACGCTAACTCAGCTGCTGCAAGAGCTATTGTTACAAATCAGTTTGAGTTAGATATTGATATTGGAGGAGGTACTGCTCCAAATGTACTCTTTGATATGGATCAGGTGCATATGGAAATACCTCAAATAAATGTAGAAGATACAATAGCTGTAGAGGTTGCTTTCCATGCGTTGCCTTCTACTGTTAGTGCAACGGATGAAATTACCAAGATACGATATGTTGGTATAACTCCTGACGCATAGTACATGCTACTCATAAAAAGGGGCTTCGGCCCCTTTTTTCATTTCACCTAATAAAAAATATTTCTTGACATTTATCCTTTCGTCCCATATAATATACCCCATATGCGTTATCAATTTTTGAGGAATTTTACATGAGCACCGAACAGCCAGTATCACTAGCGAGTCTAATGACTCCAAGTAAAACTGTTACTCTAGATTACCCAGGCTATGCGGGTATGACAGTTGATATTTGTTATTTAGCAAGAGAAGAACTTATTAAACTTCGTAAAAGATGTATAAGCACAAAGTTTAATAGAAAAACTCATCAACCTGAAGAAGATTTAGATGAGAATAAGTTTCTAACTGAATATACAAAAGCGGTGGTAAAAGGGTGGAAAGGCTTTAAATATCGCTACCTAGAAGAGCTTCTTTTGGTGGATATCGGAGACTTAGACCCTGAGGATGAACTTCCTTTCACTCAAGAAAACAATGAGCTTTTGATGAAAAATGCAAATATGTGGGATACTTGGGTAACGGAAACTGCGGGTGAGTTAGAAAATTTTACGTCAGCCAAATAGAGGAAATCTCTAAACTATTTGAGCGCGAAATCAAAGAGGGCGACTCAAAGATTGACGTAGAAAAATATTTAAAAATGTGCGAACAGTTCGGTATTGAGCCGGACCCACAAAAGATGCCACTGGACCCTTCCTCCTTTCCGGAAGAGGTGCACGTGGCATTTTTTATATTAAGCTTACTACCCGATAGATGGGAAGGAATGTCAGGAACATACATGGGAAAAGATTGGAATTCTGCAAAATTTTTGTACGATATGTATGAAGTAGACGATCCACAGACAATTACTTTCTTAGCAAAACTATATGAAGGTAAGTTAGTAGGACATAGAGCCGAGCAGCAGAAACAAAAGAATAAGCAGCAACAAGCTAAAAGTAGCAGTAGCACAGGAAAGCATACTGTTAAACGCGGATAAAAATGGCAAAAAATATACGAATAAATTTAGTTGTTGATGATAAAGGTACTATTCGTCAAGTAGGTCAGGCTGCAAAAGGTGCTGGAAAAGATATGGAGGTGCTCTCCAATACTGCTCATAGCACAGATAGAAGATTAAAGGGCGCCTCCCAACAATCGGGAAATACAACTAAAAACTTTTCTAAAATGGCCCAAGGAATTACTGGCGGCCTTGTTCCTGCCTATGCTATTCTTGCCGCGAGTGTCTTTGCTGTTAGTGCTGCGTTTCGTTTCTTTGAACAAGCAGCTAATTTTAAAATTCTACAAGAGGCACAGACTGCATTCGCTGCAAGCACTGGTCAAAATTTAAGAGCTATTACCGGACAACTTCAAACCGCTTCTGATGGTATGCTACGTTTTGAACAAGCTGCGCAAGCTGCAGCTATTGGTGCTGCCAAAGGATTTACTACGAATGATTTAGTCTCTCTTACTGAAGGAGCTAGAAAAGCTTCTGCCTCTCTTGGAAGAAGTTTTGAAGATACTTTTGATAGATTAATTCGTGGTGTATCAAAAGCAGAACCAGAACTCTTAGACGAACTTGGTATAACACTAAGACTTGAAGAGGCTACTAGGAAATTTGCTCAATCTGCGGGTAAAGCAAGAGACGAGTTAACAACATACGAAAAAAGCTTAGCAGTTTTACAAGAGACTCAAAGACAGTTGGAAGATAATTTTGGTGCAATTGATTTGGAAGGTATAGAAAATCCTTTTACAAAACTTCAAAAAACATTTGATGACATGCTCAAAACTGTAACTCAAGCTATTCTTCCTGCCTTTGAAGCTATTGCAAATGTTATAAATAGATCTGTTGGAGCTGCCATAGCTGTTTTTGGTGCTCTTGCAGTTTCTGTTCTTAAATCTATGGGGCCTGTTTTTGGTTTAGAAGAAGGAATGGCTGCTTTTCAAGCCAGAACTCAAGAAGCAATGGATGTTGCTAAAAATAAAATAAATGAAGTTGAACAGGAACTAGTTGATTTAAAATCTAAGGCAGATGATCTTGTAATAGATGCTGCAGTTGAAACTAGTCAAACAAGCGAACAAATGCTAGGTAGAAGTGCAAGTGGAGCCACTCTTAAAAAAGTTGCTGATGACCCTCTTTCTCTTACAGGAAGAGATATAAAAACTCTTGAAAGAAGCCTAGAGTCCGCCGAAAAACAATATAGAAAACACGGAAAAATTCGTACAGGTATTTTTAAAGGAGAAGATATCAAAATGGTACGAGGCTTTGTTTCTTCTCTTAAAAAGATGCAATCATCAAACATAAGTGCAACTCAAAGAATTGGTATAGCCTATAAAAAGATGCAAGCTAGAATTAGACTTGTATTCATGTCAATTAAAAAGGCTGCAGTTGCGACTGCAGCAGCAACTGTACGAGGTTTTGCAAAACTGGGCAGAGGTCTTAGTAATGCATTAGGAAAAGCCGGAGCTATTGGAACAATTATATTTGTCATAGAAATGCTAAGGGAACTTGAAACAAAAGTTTTTGATATGGCTTTAGCACTAACGGGAATGATTGATGATTTATTAAATGCTGTTTTAAATACCGGTGTTGGACAACTTTTACAGAATTTAATTGCTGATTTAATAGAAGGTTTTGGTAAGTTTGTAGATTTTACAACTGGAAGTGTAGTACGTTTAATCACTGGTATTATGAGAGATATCGGACAAACAGCAAAAATGATTCCAGGTTTTGGAGATGCTGGAGACTCACTAATAGCAATGGCGGATAAATTCGAAGGAGGTTTTGATAAAGCAGTAGATAAATCAAAAGAGCTCGCAGATGGTATTCGAGCTGTTGAAGCCGGCACAATAGATACTACAGGGGCTTTGAAAGAAAGTGACTTTGGAAAGTTTCTTGAAGACCGACAACAGGGAGCACTAGATCAAAGAGCGTTTAATGATAGTTTATCAGAGGGACTCAACAGCCTTAAAAACTTGAATCAAGGACTTGAAGAAACTTCAAAGGCTTTAAAAAATCTCGAAAAGGATACTTCACGAACAACTACAGAGTTTGAAGCTTTTATGAGAACTCAAAGAACTATTACTACTTCAGGGTTTGGAAATAGTTTAAAAATATTTGCAGAGAATGCAGACGACGTAAGCGGTGAAGCCCTTCGTGAAATGAATACTGCATTTCAAAGACTAGGAGAGCTAGGGGGCCCAGACTTTGAGGCTCTTGTTACAAAACATGGTAAAATTACAAGAGATAATTTAGAAGAAGTCAGAGAGGATATTATAGCGACAGAAAAAGCATCTGCTAAAACTATTGGTACATTTAAAGGCTTAGAAGAAGCCATGAAAGACTTATCCAGAATTATGGCAGAGGAAGGCGGCTTTGCTGGAAAAACTTTTACAGATATTAGCCGAACTTTAGACTTAGTGAATAGAATTACAAATGATACAGCCGCTCTTGCTGAAGCAGCTAAAAAGGCAGGAAATTTAAGCACAGATGAATTCTTTTTAAAGAAGTTTGGAGTAGAGGCAGATGTTTATCAGAAAAAACTACAACGAATTTTAGAAGGAATGAAAGAAGTTGAAAGCTTGCAGAAAAGAATAGCTAATAGATCAAGTATGGGAGGCCTTCTCTCTGGTGGATCAAAACAAGATAATCAAAATGCGATTAAAGTTTTGCAGGCACAAAAGGCTTTTACAGAGGCTCAAAATCGAAGACTGCAACTTGAAGACCAAAAACTTCAAGGTAACCTCACAAAATCCGAAGAAGAAGAACTAAGAGTTCTTATAGAACAAATACCACAATTAGAAACAGCCTTAACTAGAGTTAAAAAAGAAATAAAAGACGTAACAAAAATTGGACTACAACTTGGAAAAGGACTAGAAGATGGTTTTACAACTGCGTTTCAGTCCATAATCCAAGGAACAGAAAGTATGAAACAGGCTTTTGGAAAAATGGCACAAGCAATTCTAAAAGACCTAGCTGCTTTAATTACAAGAATGTTTGTACTAAGAACTCTTCAAGCAGCTCTTGGTGGAACTTCTACAGGGGACTTTCTAGGTATTTCTGGTGTACCAGGCGGAACTTCAACTCCTACTGATACATCACCAGGAAGTTTTGCTCATCTATATGGGCCGGGTAAAAGATATGGGTCTATGCCGGAGATGGCACTCGGAGGAATCGCAAGAGGTCCACATGCAGGCTATCCTGCCGTTCTACATGGTACAGAAGCAGTAATACCAATGCCAAACGGTAAGTCAATACCTGTAGAATTTGCTGGAGGTAGCTCAACTGCAAATAATGTAAATGTAAGTGTTATGATGAGTGGAAATGGTGATAACGCACAAACTACTTCGGACGAAGAAGGCGGAAGAAGAATAGGTGCAGTAATTGCTGCAGCCGTACAAGATGAATTACATAAGCAAAAACGACCGGGCGGTATACTTAGCCCTTATGGTGGAGCAGGATAATGGCATTAGGTTTTACAACAAGTTCAGCATATGGAAGTCTCGCTGTAATTCCAGATAAAGGTATGACTCGAAATGCTAAACAAAAAACTCGAGTAATTAAGTTTGGAGATGGATACGAACAACGATCAACAAAAGGAATAAATAATACTGAAGAGAGCTATAATGTTTCTTTTAATAATCGAACAAAAGGTGAAATAGGAAATATTGCTGGATTTTTAAATAGTTTGAATGGTGTTACTTCTTTTGTATTTACCGTCCCAGATCACGCATCCACAGAAGAAACAACAGGCATAAATGATAGCAGTGTTGATAATGAAAAAGATATACGAGTAGTCTGTGACGGATTCAATCAAAACTATCAGCATGATAATGTATATAGTTTGAGTGCAGTTTTTCGAAGAGTTTATGAATCATGAGTATAATCTCTGATGTACAAGAACAGGGTATTGACTCGGGGATTGTATCTCTTTACGAGCTTGATCTCGGAACAAGTATTGGTTATTTTTCTCAAGGAGGACTGAAAGAAAATTTAACAGCAGTTCAATTTCGAGACTCTACTTCTCCTTATACAATAAGAACTTACCAGCCCTTGCCTATAGAAGTAGAGGGGTTTGATGTTTCTTCTGATGGTTCTTACTCTCGACCAACTTTAACTGTTGCAAATATAGAAAACGTTTTTTCAAATGCTGCAGGAACCGATTATGAAGCATTAATCGGAAAAAGATTTACACGAAGAACTACTCTTAGAAAGTATCTTGTAGACGGATCAGGAGATGCAAGCCCTCCCGTTGAATTTCCAAAAACAACTTATATAATTGATAGAATAAAAGGAAAAAATGCTATACAAGTACAATTTGAACTTGCAGCTCCTTTTGATCTTGCAAGAGTGAGACTTCCAAGAAGAATCATAGTTGGTGGTGCATGTCCGTGGAAATATACAGAGGCAGGAAGTAAAATATATGATACTTCAAGTAGTGCATATATAGCAAGAACAGAAGTTCAAAAAGAAGGAGGATGCAATTGGAGAGCAGATAGCAAGATTACAATAGATGGTACAGAGTATACTGCATATATGAATGAAAATGATGAATATATTTTACCTTCTTCTTTAACTTATACCACTTTTTCTTCAAGTGCTACAAAAGGAAATTATTATAAAACAGTTGCTGGTTTGACACAAATTAAATCAGATGGAACGACTTCTAGTCTGAATGATTATAATTATTGGCAGTGTTTATCAAATACAAGTGCTACTCCTGCAGATGGAAACTCTGCGTGGAGAAGAATAAGAATCCATGCAACACATAGTGCTTCTCAGACATATCATGGCTTTACAGATAATAGATTTAATCACTATGTGGTGTCTGCAGGACGTTTATGGCAAGTAAAAAGAACTACTCAAGATGGCGGTGCACATCAACCAAGACAGTCTGGAGACTTTTGGAAGTTTGGAGATGTCTGTGGAAAGAAAGTTACTTCCTGTGCAATGAGATTTCAAGCAAAAGTAAATCCTTCTGGTAGTGGTTCCGGTTTTGATGAAGTAAGAGATAGTAGAATTAGTTTACCCTTTGGAGGCTTTCCAGGTGTTGTACAGCGACGATAAGGAGATAGTAGAATATTTACTTAGTAAGTATCCGGAAGAAGGATGCGGAATTATACAGAATAGAAAAGGAAAGCTTCGATGGATACCTTCCACAAATATGGCAGAGAATCCAGAAGAACACTTTATAATAAATGAAGATGACTATTTAAAAGCAACTTTAACTGGAGACATTCATGCAATTGTTCATAGTCACCCAAATGCTTCTGCAGAGTTAAGCGAAGCAGATAAAAAAGCAAGCGATCACTTAGGTGTTCCTTATATAGTATATTCAATACCAGAAGGAAAAAAGGTAGAGTATATACCAGAAAGAAAAACTTTAATCGGAAGAGATTATCTTTTTGGCAAGAATGATTGTTATACTCTTGCAAGAGATTATTACAAACAAGAGCTAGGACTAGATTTACCTATTCAAGATTTTGAAGATGACTGGTGGGATTTAGGACTAAATTATTTTGACGATTTATTTGAAAAATTTGGATTTAGGGAAGTACAAGATCCAAAAATTGGAGATGGAATTTTATTTAAAGTATACTGCAATGTGCCTAATCATTGCGGTATTTATTTAGGAGAAGACGTTTTCTTGCATCACGCAATTAATCGGATTTCTTGTAGAGAAAATTTGTATCCTTTTTGGGGAAAACATGTTTCAAGGTATGTAAGATATGCAAAAAGTTAGATTAGTTGGAGAAATTTCAAAATTTGGAAATATTTGGGAAACAGAGTGCTCAAATATTCGTGATATATTTAAACTCATTGACTGTCAAACTCCGGGGTTTCGTCAGCATGTAACCCGTGCAATAGATTCAGGCATTGGTTTTTCCATAAAACGCGGAGAAGACTTTTTAGAATATCCGGAAGAAATGCTTCTATCCATAGGAAAAGAAGATATAATTATTACAGAAGTTCCTGCAGGAGCAAAATCAGGGCAACAAAAAATATTAGCAGGAGCAGCTTTCATAGCTTTATTTATTCTAGGTGGAGGCGCTGGAGTAATAGCAGGAGTCGAAGGAGCTACTTTTTTGGGAATGAGCGGTAAATGGGCAGCAGTTGCAGCATACGGAACTTTATCTGTTGGTGTTAACTTAGCCCTTGCTGGTGTTTCTCAACTGCTTGCTCCTGGCCCAGAAACTGAAGACCAACAAGAAGAGGGGTATTTATTTAATGGTCCTGTAAATAATATTGCACAAGGTCTTCCTGTGCCTGTTTGTTATGGGGAACTAATGGTTGGAGGATCTCCAATTAGTGTTTCTTTTAAGCCTGATCTTGGTTCAATGGATGGTAAAAAACGAGGAATATATCGAATTGAAGGTAATGCTTTATCTTCTACTTATATTCCGGTTCAAAATAATTCAATAATTAATAACTATGATGTAACAACTCCTACGCCTTCGGAGGAAGATAATGTTTTTAAGGTGGTAGCATAATGGCAAACGTTGGACCAAGTAACAAAACTCCACCACCAGCTGTAAATCAGTCAGCAGGATTCTCAACTCCTGGATATGAAAAACAACGTGCGGTAATTTATGATTTAATATCTGCAGGTGAAATACAAGGACTAGTAGGTGGACTATCTGGAGTATATCTAAACGATACTTCAATAATTGATTCCGCTTCCATGATAGATGTACAGTCAAAATTAGGAACTGCAACTGTTAGTGGAACTGCCGTTACAAGTGCAACAAATACTGCAGGAATTGGATTATTCACAGGTATAACTACTGCTGATCTTACAAATAATCCTAGGTATCTTCAAATAAAAGGAGCAGGAAAATCTTCTACACTTTCTGCCGCTGCAAAAGAAAATGCAAACTCAATAGTTGTTACTGCTGACAACACTTTTAATGATGGAATGGCAAATCCTATTGGCAAGGGTACTACTTCATCTTCATATGATCCTGTTGTAGCTATGATTCGTATTGCGGGAGGTGCATCAGATGGAGGAGAATATAGAGGAATAATTACAGGAATTGCTTCTTCAAGTGGTACAAATAATAAAGCATATATTACTCCTCGCCTTGGTAGGGATGTAGCTTCTGGAGCAGCTGTTGCTATTGATGCTGTACGAGCAATTTCTGCAATAGGCTCAAATACTGCGTGCACTTTAGCGAGTGCTGTGGATACTAATCCGTCTGGTAGCACACAAACTAAACTCAGCTCCGCAGTTAGATCAGCCGGACAAATTGTTGCAGGACAAACTATTGCTAACTATGAGAATACTGAAGCAACAATATATCCCGGAACAAGAACTCAACCTGCTCATGATAAGCCAGGTCAAAGACCAAATGCTTCATATGTTGTTGCTCCAAATCATCAAATGCAATGGCATACTTCAAATTATAGTGGATCCTCTTCTGGCCAAGCAACATACTTTTTAAATGGAGACACCTTTAGCTTTACACAGCACTCAAAACAAGAAGTAGATAGAGTAAAAATAACGGTAGAATTTCCTGGAGGAATGTACTTTGATTCTTCTGGTGGAAGAGATTTACAAACTTACGCTGAATTTCAAATAGTTGTAGAACATAAAAGTAATGCATCGGATCCTTATGCTAGAACTCTTGTTGTAGGAAAAGATTATGGGGGTGCAAATTTTGATAGTAGTATTCCTGCTTGGAGTAAAGATTATGATACTCAAGTTAATTTTTACAAGTCCAGCGGAAGCAGACACAGTAACGATGGTGTTGTCACTAGAAAATCTAAAAGAGTTAAATTTTTAGTAGAGTATAGTATTGATCTTACCCCCTTCCAGCCGCTTGAAGACTGGCGGATAGGAATAAAAAGACTAAGTCCACAAAATACTACAGATTTTACTGAGGAAAAACATTCTTATGTGGGTTTAGCAACAATTAAAACTGCGGAAGCAATTATAGAAGAAAGGTTTAGCTATCCTCTTTCTGCTTATGGCGTTGTAGAATTTTCTGCTGAAGATTTTACTTCTCCTCCCAAGCGAGCCTACCATATTCGTGGAAAGAAAATTAAAGTTCCCTCCAATTATATTACTAGAGAAGAGTTAGGAACTAATCAAGCGAAATATACTCGTCATAAAACAAACGGAAATGATACAGGGTCATACGTAACTTGGGACGGTAGCTTCCGGGGCAACGTCGGCGCTGCTCAAGATGTAAATAAGCATAAAGTTTATACAAATAATCCAGCATGGATTTTTTATGATATTCTTACAGACAAAGATATCGGACTAGGCCATTTTATAGAAGAGTCAGATATTGATATATATGCTTTATATCAAATTGCAAGATATTGTGACGAGCTAGTTTCAGATGGAAAAGGAGGACAAGAACCTAGATTCTCTTGCAATGTATACTTTGCAGCTCAGGAAGAGGCCTACAAAGTATTAAAAGATTTAGCTAGTGCCTTTCGCGGTATGATGTTTTGGATTGATGGACAAATAACTCCTATCCAAGATAAGTTTCAAGAACCCGTATATACTTTTACAAACGGAAACGTAGAAGAAGGACAATTCAATTATACTTTTACAGGAGAACGAGCCAGACCAAATCAAATAAATGTAACATGGAATAATCCTGCAGAATTATTTAAGCAAACAGTTCTTACCATAGAGGATACGGAAAATATACTATCTACAGGTAAAATTATTTCAAAAGATGTTGTAGCCTTTGGTGTAACTTCTGAATCTCAAGCCCAGAGACTGGGCAAGTGGCACTTTCTTACAGATACACAAGAAACCGAACTTGTTAATTTTACTACAGGAATTAATGCTTCTTTTCTTCGTCCCGGGGATTATATAAATGTACAAGATCATACTGCAAATAATATAATTGCAAGCGGCAGGGTTTCCTCTGGAACTACTTCCAATGTAACTTTAGATAGACAAGTTGCACTTACAGGGTATGATTCCGGAAGTGATTTACAAAATCCTCCAACATTTGTTCGAGCAGATGCAAGTCATATCCTATACTTAATATATCCTAACTCAGGTACTTATCTAGATCAGGCCTCTGCAACAATAAATAGTGTTGCATATGAAAGAGGTAGTTTAATCATCGGAGATGCAAGTGGAAATCCAATAACAAGTTTATCACAAGCATCAAATTTAGTTGATGATAGTGGGAATACTGTAATTGCACAGTTCTCAAAAAATACTCGGATAGAAAAAGTTGAGATTGGAGAAAGAAGTGTTGGACATGGAAGTGTTACCTTACCGTTAATAGTAAGTGTATATTCAGGTCTTACAGCTGCACCTAATTCGGAAGTAATTTGGGCAATTGGACCTAGACGAGAATATGCTACGGCAGAAATAAAACAATTTAGAATTTTAAGTTTATCGGAAGAAGAAGATAATCATACCTATCAAATATCAGGGGCTTTAGTTTCTGTAGATAAATATGATAATATAGAAAAGGACACACCAGTTTACGTTCCAGATTATTCTCAGTTTTCTGGAGCAGCTCTTAATGTTCCTCCTCCTACAAACTTAACAATTGAGTTGGTTGCAGCAGCAAGTTCTTCTATAGATGGTGCAGAGCACTCTCTTGAAGCAATTATTTCTTGGACTCCTCCAGAAGAAAATTTTGTAGATACTGGAGGATCAACTACTGCTATTCCTTACAGATTTGCAAATCAATTTGAAGTTGTACATAACTTAGAAGAAGGACCTCTTAAAGAAGGATTCACTGCAGTTAGTGTTGGAGGAAATAAAACATCTTTACGAGTTCCAAATGCTTCAGCTGGAGAATATGAAGTACGGGTTCGTACTATTTCTGATTCAGGAGCACGATCAGTATATGCAGTTGCAAGACGCATAGTTACTGCTCCAGTTCCAAACTTAAATAGAATTGTACGAATAGCAAGAGGTGGGGTTTTAACTACAAGTCTTGATTTTGATTATAGTAATGGAAAGGTTTTATTTGAAGAAAGTACATATACATATGTTCCGCCTTCTGTAGAAGCCTTGGAAATAGCAACTGCAACGACTGCTCAGAAAGAAGTTAGTTTTGCATCAATGGCGAATAATACAACTGGGTACTTATACTATGATAGATCAACATCTCCTGCAAATCCTTGGAAATCTGTAGTTGTTCATACTGATACTATTGCTCAAAATGCAACCGGTGGAGTAGTTAACCAAACTTATTTTAGAGAAATAAGCTCTGCAAATAATGGACTCACTGCAACAAATGGAACGGTAAGTTCAGTAGGTGTTGGTACAACCGTATTAATAGGAACAGGTACAGCATTTACAACAGACTTTGCTCCGGGTGATCTAATTAAAATAACTGCAGCAACTTCTGCTGGAACTCAACAAACAGATGCTGAGTATGCTGAAGTTTCAGAAGTAGAAACTAATACTCGTCTTATTTTAAGTCGAAGTTTAACAAAATCACATACAAATGTTAAGGCATATAAACAATCTTTAAAACCAGATTTTGCTGAAGATGCTATTCTTGCCCAGATACAAAAAGGAAATACAGGCTTATACGCGTTTGAGTCTTTTGTAAATGCAAGAGGAAGAAGAGGCGCAGGACGTTGGCAGATTCCAGTAAGTAGTTTACCAACAACTACTGCTCAAGCTCAAACTGCTTGGGATAGTACCTGGTCTGATAGACCGGGAAGCCCTGTTGTGGGAGATCAAGCAAACTTTTTTGAAGGAACTTTATCAAACTTTACTGGTACCGCTGCTTGGAGCTATGATGGTT